ATGAGACCGGCACGTATTCAGCGACGAACAAAATGATTAAGGTCGCCGAAACCATGCGCCGTGGTCTCGCCGGTATGTCCGGCCGATCGCTGGAAACGACGAACGCATGGGCGCCGGATGAAGTCTCTACAGCGCAACGCACCTTTGAGGGCAAAGCCGAGGACGTTTACAAGTTCTTTCCGCAGGCACCCCCGACGCTGAGTTACCGCAATAAGGCTGAACGCCGGAAGATTCACCGCGCTGTGTACGCCGGTTGTGAGCACATCGACCTAGATGCCATTGAGGCGGAGGCGGCGGAGCTACTTGAGACGGACCCCGGGCAGGCTGAGCGGTTCTTCGGTAACCGGGTGGTCGCCGGTCACGGCTCTTGGATTGAGGCGTCTCACTGGCTCTCGCGCGCGAGCGATCGCGAGCTACCTAAGCCATCCACGTACAAGCTGCTACGCGTTCCGATCGTGCTCGGGTTCGATGGTTCGGACTCCGATGACTGGACGGGCATTCGCGCTGAGACCCTGGAGGGTTTCCAGTTCACCCCGTCCTACGGACCTAGCAACCGGCTAACGGTATGGGATCCGGCGGAGTGGGGAGGGCAGGTTCCGCGTCTGGAAGTCGACGCAGCGGTTAGCGAGCTGTTCGCCAAGTATGACGTCAAGCTCATGTATTGCGATCCGCCGTATTGGGAGACGGAAGTTGACCAGTGGGCGGAGCGGTACGGCGAGCGTCGCATTATTCGCTGGCACACGCGCCGACCGGTTCAGATGCACGCTGCGGCGGAGCGTCTCAAGACGGACGTCATTAAGAAGGATTCCAACTTTACGCACGACGGCTGTAAGCAGACTGAGCGCCACATGTTCAACGCGCGTATGGCTGCTCGGCCGTCAGATCGCTACGTGCTCACTAAGCCCGAGCACCGCCGAAAGATTGACCTAGCAGTGGTCAGCGTCCTCGCGCATGAAGCGCGTTCGGATGCGGTCGCCGCTGGTCTCCTGAAAAAGAAACCGCTGTATATGGCTGCTTGAGTGTGGCCAGGGAAGAGGAACCCTTGGCCACTTATGACGAGGCGCTATCGCTAGTCGGCTCGCTGGAAAGCGAGCTAATGAACCGGCGTCCGACCATTCAGCGAAACAAGGACTACTACCGGGGCGAGCAGAAACTCACGTTCGCGTCTGAGCAGTTCGCCAAGTTTCACGGTGACCGGTACAAGAATTTCTCTGACAACTGGGTACAGGTCACGTCGGATTCGCCGGTTGAACGCCTGACGGTTAATGGCATTCAGCCGGTGGGGGCAACTGAGGCGGACGATGAATCCTGGCGGGTCTGGCAGCGCAACGGGCTGGACGCTGATTCGCAGCTTGGTTTCCTTGGCGCTGTGAATTCGGGCCGGTCCTTCGTCCTGGTGTGGGGCAACCCGGAGGACGAGGAAACGCCGGAAGTTACCTTCGAGGATGCCTCGGATTGCATCATTGCGTACGAGCCTGGTAGTCGCAGGCGCAGGCGTGCGGCATTGAAGCTGTGGGAGGACGGGAACGAGACTTACGCGTTCCTGTACCTACCGGATGAGGTTTGGAAGTTCCGGCAAGCGACCATTAGCCCACTGGACGGCAAGACGCCGCAGATGAAGGCGGTCGATGAAGAGTTCAAGCTGTGGGACATACTCGACGTAGACGGCGAGCCTAACCCGCAGCCGAACCCCATGGGCGTTGTCCCGATGGTGGAACTGCCCAACCGGCCCATGCTCGCCGAGGATCCCATATCGGATGTGTCCGGCGTGGTCGCGATGCAGGATGCGGTAAACCTCCTGTGGGCCCAGTTGTTCACGGCCGCTGACTATGCGTCGTTCCCGCAGCGAATCGTCCTCGGCGCCGAAGTGCCGGAAGTCCCGATTCTGGATTCGGCGGGGCAGATCGTTGGTTCGCGCCCGGTCGACCTTGAGCGCTTTGCCGTTGACCGAGTGATGTTCTTCACCGGTGACGACGTCAAGGTTACCGAGTGGACAGCGGCAAACCTTGAGGCGTACAGCAGCATCATTGAGGTAGCCGTGGGCCACATTGCCGCGCAGACGCGCACGCCCCAGCACTACCTTTCCGGCAAGATGACGAACATTAGTGGCGATGCACTACTCGCTGCGGAAACCGGCCTGGTTAAGCGGGTCGAGGAAAAGCAGATTTGGTTTGGGCAGGCACTACGCGAAATGTTCCGCCTGGTTGCGCTTGCGCAGGGCAATGACGCTAAGGCAGACGCTATCGCTGGTGGTCGCGTTCTCTGGGCCGATGCCGAATCGCGCAGCCATTCCCAGCTCGCCGATGCTCTGCTCAAGCTCAAGCAGATCGGATTCCCCTTCGAGTGGATCGCGCTCAAGTACGGGCTAACCCCGACTGAGATCGTCGACATGCTCAAGATGCGGGAGCGGGAGGCCCAGCTAGATCCCATCGCGGCAGCTACTGCGCTGATGACGCACGCCCCGCAGGCACCTACTGAAATGAGTACGTGATGTCAGCCACCCCGCTAGCCGTTGCTCACCAGGTTGCCCGTGGTGCGCTGGCTAGTCGGGTGGCTCGCTTGACTGCCCGGTTTTGGTCCCGGGTCGACGAGAACAACATTGTTGACTCGTGGGCCCGGATGGTGCCGGTTGTCGCCGAGCTGATCGCCGATGGTCAGTACGAGGCAGCGCTAGCGGCGGATCCGTTCCTAGCGCAGGTGCTCGGGGATATCGACAGCGAGGGGAGCATCGCCCCTGAGATGTTCGCCGGTATTGCCGCTGATGGTCGCCCGCTACCGAACCTGTTGATGTATCCGGCGTGGACGGCCGTGAATGCGCTGACTCGCGGCATGTCGCTGGTCTACGCGCTGGCGTCCGGGCAGGCGTTCTTGGATCTCTTGGTGCGTACGCAGATAGCCGACATCGGCCGTCAGGCGGACCTTACGGGGATGATCGCCCGCCCTGCTGTCACGTCCTACATTCGCGTTGTTGAGTCCCCGGCGTGTTCGCGCTGCATCCTCTTGGCGGGGGTCGAGTACGGCATCAGTGAAGCCTTTCAGCGGCACCCGCGCTGTGATTGCACTATGGAGCCGGTGACCAAGTTTCACCGGCCTAAGCCTGCGTCACCAGAGGCCATGTTCGCTGAGATGTCCACAGCGGAGCGGATCTCGACGTTCGGTGAGGCCGGGGCGGAAGCGATTGCCAACGGCGCCGACATAGGCCAGGTGGTCAACGCGCGCCGGGGGATGGGCACGGCTACGGCGTACGGTCACAAGGTTCAGGCCACGACTGAGGGTACAACTCGACGCGGTATCGCTGGCAGGCGCCTACGGGATTTCGAAAAGGTCCCAGGGAAGCGTTACGAGATTTCCCGCACGCCTCGGCTTATGCCCGAAGAAATCATGAAGCTAGCCGAGAACGACCATGACCTACAGATCAGGTTGTTGAAAAAGCACGGCTACATCGTCTGAGGCGCAACGCCCGGACTTAACCACACCCCCGCAATGGAGGCGCTTTAGCATGCCCGAAAACATCGACGTGACCACGGACGACAGCCACGCTGACGACACGGCCACGGTTGACGAGACCACGACGACCGACACCCCTGACACCGACGCCACTCCGGAGGGCGCCGACGCTCTTGGGGACGCCGGTAAGCGTGCTCTTGATTCGATGAAGGCTAAGTGGAAGGCCGAGCGTGACACGCGGCGAGAGCTTGAGCGCAAGCTAGCCGAGTCTGCGAAGCCTGCCGCTGATGAAACCCCCGACCTTGAGGCGATTAAGTCTCAGGCCGTACGCGAGGCAACGGCAAAGGCCAATGCCCGCATTCTGCGTTCGGAAATCAAGGCAGCTGCCGCAGGCAAGTTCCATGACCTTTCCGACGTAATCCCCAACCTGGACCTCGATGCATTTGAGGTCGACGAAAACGGCGACGTTGACGCCGACGAAATCGCATCAGCGATCCAGGATCTCCTAACCCGTAAGCCCCACCTTGCTGCCGCAACGGCCAAGAGGTTCCAGGGCACCGGTGGTGGTGGCGCGGCGCGCAAGGCTGCTGGCCCTACTCAGATCACGCGCGAGCAGCTCAAGCAGATGTCTCCCGCAGCGATCGTCGCGGCAAAGGCCGAAGGGCGCCTAGCCAACCTGTTTGCCGGTAAGTAGCCGGTAACTCCCGAAAGGAAAACCACGCATGGCCGTTGATCTGTTTATCCCCAAGGTTTGGGCCGCTGAGCTTCTAACCGCGCTAGACAAGACGCTAGTTGCGGGTCAGGCCGGTGTGACTAACCGCAATTACGAGGGCGAGATTGCCAACTTTGGCGACACCGTCCACATTGGCTCGCTGTCCAACCCGACTATCTCTGACTACGTCAAGAACACGACCGTCATCAACCCGCAGACCCTGTCTACGACTGATCAGACGCTAGTGGTTGACCAGGCAAAGTATTTCGCGTTTGAGGTCGACGACGTGGACGCGCGTCAGGTCCGCGATGGTGGCGTTCTGATGACCCGTGCCGCTCAGCAGGCCGCGTATGGTCTGGCCGAGGCCACCGACACGTTCCTACTCACCAAGATGACGACCGGCGCGACCAACATCGTTCCGGCGGCGGATGTCACTTCGGCTACTCCGGGTGGCGCGTATTCGATCGTTCTTAAGCTCAAGCTCGCGCTTGACAAGCAGAACATCCCGCAGGCCGGTCGCTTCCTGCTGGTCTCCCCGGACTTCTACGCCGTTCTCCTTTCGGACCCGCGCTTTGTTGACGCCGCGCAGTACGGCTCTAACGCCCCGGTTCAGAACGGTGAGGTTGGCCGCGTCCTCGGATTCTCGGTCATCGTCTCCAACAACCTGCCGGGCGGCACCGCTGGTACTAACCCTGAGGTGTCCAACTTCGTGGTTGCTGGTCACGCGATGGCTACCACGTTCGCTGAGCAGATCAGCAAGGTTGAGGCGTACCGCCCTGAGTCGGCGTTCTCGGACGCGATCAAGGGTCTTCACCTGTACGGCGCGAAGGTCGTTCGCGGTGAGGCGCTGGCCGTTTGCGACGTGGATGTCACGATCGCCTAGTGATCGCGGTACAGGGTCCTAACGGCCTTGTGATTGTCGTCCCCGATGAGCAGATCTATTCGCTTGTCGGGGACGGCACTCGCGGTTACAAGGTTGTCCCTGAATCACGCGACATTCCCGAGCCGGTGGCGGACGTAACCCCGGCCCCCAAGCCTGCGCGTAAGCGGGCACCACGCAAGCCAACTTCAAAGTAGGGGAGTAACGGACGATGGCTCTTGCTCCCCTCGCAACGGTCGCTGATCTGACAGCGCGCGGTGTGACCGTGGATTCGTCAGAAACGACGGTTGTCAACACCTATCTTGCGGTTGCGTCGTCCATCGTCCGTGATGCCGCCGGTTGCCCCATCAGCGAAGTGATCAGCACTGTGGCGCTGGAAGGCGTAGCCGCTACCCGCTTGTTCCTACCAGGACAGCCCGTAACGGCCGTCTCAGACGTTGAAATCGACGGGGTGGCAGTCACGGACTACCGGCTCACGAACGGCGCTCTGTGGCGCTCTCAGGGCTGGACGGGCCTATGCGAGCCTGCGGCGGTGACGCTGACGATGACCCACGGCCTTGACCCGGTTCCCGCTGACATCGTCGACATGGTGTGCCGGATGGCAGCTCAGGCGCTCTTGGCGTTCAGGGGTGGCGATCCTGCCCCGCGTCAGGTGTCCAGCGAGCGTATCGGCGACTACTCGGTTACCTACGCTGACACCGAGTCTGGCGTCATGTCGCTGACCACCTACCAGGCCAACAAGCTAGCGGCACGGTTCGGCAATGGCGCCGGGATGGTGAAGCTGCGGTGAGCCGACTCAATCGCATGCTGAACGCGACGGCGGATATCTGGCGGTTCACGCGCACGGATGACGGCATGGGCGGATACAGCGAAGCGTGGGCGAAGATCTCGACGGTTCGCGCCCGCTACTCGCAACCCACGGCCACCGAGCGCGTTGCCGCTGATCAATCCGAATCGAGACTTACGCATGTGGTTTATCTGGATACTGCCGCTGATGTTC